ACCGTTATTATATAGTATATATTTTAATGTAACATTAAAATATAGTTTGAAATTAATTATTTAATTTAATTAAATAATTAAAAATAAATATCTACTTTAAATATAATAACCGTCAAATAAGTTTAAGGCTTTAAAAAGCTCTTTTAGGTTTATCATTTAATAAACACACCCGTTTATTTAAGGATAAGCCTAATAATCGTCAAACCGTCAAATAAGTTCAACGCTTTAAAAAGCTCTTTTAGCTTTATCATTTAATAAACACACCTGTTTATTTAAGGATAAGCCTAATTATTTACATATATAAGTATTCATAATGACAACAAGTATAAAAAATTATAATTTATCAAAATTAAGTGGATTAACTGATAGTAATAATACATTAAGTAATGTTGCTATTAATAATAGTATTATAATTCCTAAAAGTGCTGAAAATACAAATACAAATTCTGATAATGCCAATGCAGGTTTTTATATTAAAGATGTAAATAGCAATGGGTCAGGAGATTTTTACAATATTAAAGTAAATAGTGAGCCATCATCTATTCCTGCTCTTTATTTTAATAATAATGAAGTATTAGATAGAACTAATGTTTTATCAACTTTAGAAAGTATTTTAAAAGATTATACTCTAGATACATCTAATTTAATGGTTACAAATGGATATATTAATTTTGCTAATGGTAGCACACCTAATACAAATCAAGGTAATGCTGGTGTTGGATTAAGATATAGTTCTAATAATACACTTCAATTTAAAAATTATGATACAAGTTGGATTGATTTAGTAGATATTATTAATCATGATGAGTTTAAAGAATTAGTAGATGTAGATGTGTCTACAAATCCTTTATTGAATAATCAATATATAAACTATAACTCTGGAACAGAAAAATTTGTAAATTCAAATTTATCTATTTCACATGATTCTAATCCAACACTATCAGGTGATTTAAATATCGGTGATTATTTATTACAATTTGGCGATACTTATAATAGATTAGTTTATAATTCAGAAGGTATTATTAATAATAATTTAATTGTTTTTAAAAATAATTCAACAGTTACCAATAATTATAGTTATTTAGAAATAAATAATGCTGATATATCTGGTAATGTAAATCCATCTATTATTGTAAAAAGCACCTATACAGATAGTAATGTTGGTGTTGAAGTAACAACATTAAATGCTGGAGATATAAATTTAAATGCTACCACAGGAAATGTAAATGTAAATGCCACACATTTAGTTGTTAGTGGCGATTTAACTGTTCTAGGAACTACTACAAAAATAGAATCAATAATTACTGTTTATAAAGATCCAGTAATTCAATTAGGTGGATCTAATGTTCTTGTTTCTAATGATGGAAAAGATAGAGGTGTAAGTTTTAAATATTATGATAGTGGATATAAAACTGGATTTATGGGATACGATAATAATACTGGAAATTTTATATTTAAAAAAAATGCTACTATTACAAATGATGTTGTTGTATCAGGAACAGATGCTGATATTTCTTTTGGAGCAATTACTTCTTCAGGTAATTTAGCAGTTACAGGAACGATGACCGCAAATATATCTTTAACATTAGATACTACTACAATTACAACTGCAGAAATTGGTGTTTTAGAAGGCGTAACTCCAGGAACAGCAACTGCTAGTAAAGCCCTTGTTTTAGATGCTAATAAAGATATAGGCGCAATTAGACATTTAACTATAGATGGAACAACAAATATTACTGGTTTATCAGCAGGAACTGCTACTTTAACATTAACTACTGGTGATATTGTAGTTTCAAATGGAGGTATTTCAGTAGCAGCACACTCAGTAATACCTAATAATAATAATAATGCTGAGTCGATTATTGATACAAATGCTACTGCTATTATTGTTACTGAAATTACTTATGATGTTAATGATTATATTCTTCTACCATCAGCATCAGTATTACAATTTGGGCATAGTATTACAATTTGTTGTAATGCTGGTACTAATTTTAAACTTAGAACTGCTAATGGTACATTAGATACGATTAATAATGTAGTTTGTAGTGGTGCTCAAGAATATTTATGCACTGATACTGATGTTATTGTAATTACAAAACATTTAACTGCAGGATTTATTGGTGTTTCATATACAAATCTTGGTGCTGTTAGAACACCTGTTGTTCCTGATTAAAAATAAAAAATAAAAAATAAAAAATAAAAAATAAAAAATAAAATTAAGACTATTAGCTTTAATTAAACTATTAAAATAAATCTTTTTCAACTTTTTCTTTATCATAAATAGCAATACAAGGATTACTATCCCATTTGCTATAAGATACAATAATTCTTTTTTCTTCAACAATTAATCCCAATGAATATTCAATCTTTTCACCTTCATATTTAAATAAATGAGACCATTTTTTAATAGTCATTGTATTTTTATCAAATATAGCAAATAAATGATAATATTCTCGTGGCTGACAATAATCAACAACGTGACAAATAAACCATATTTCATCATTAAATGTATAACCATTACTGGAACCTCTTACTTGTTGAAAAAATGGTGGCATTGATATTTCTTTTTCTTTATTAAACATATATTCATTATTACTATTATTATTATTATTATCATTAGTATTAGTATTAGTATCATTATTATGTTTTATAATTTTACCAGTAATTAATGGATACCATTGATAAATAATATTATTATCTCCATAAAATACCCAATTTTTTTCACATTCTTTATTATAAGGTGTATTAACAGATTTATAAGATATTGTTTTTATACTATTAGTTTCATTATCATTATCTTGGTTTTCATTTATATTAATTTCGCCATAACCAATAGTTAATTTATGTGTAATAGGATTTTGACACGTTCCTAAAAATGGTATAATAGAAGATATAGTATCTAAATTACAATAGGGTTTAATATCTTCTATTCCAACATATCTTAAATTATTATTCGTGGGTATATCACATACACGTATTTGTTTAATATTTAAGTCATCATCTAATTCATATATTTTATTTACTGTTACAATTTTACCATCATTAACAGTAAAATTATAATTTCCATTTTCAATAATTTTATAATTAACAAATCTAATATTTAACATATATTTATAGACAGGTGTTTTATTTTCAGAAAGAGTTTTCATTTTAAAAATACAAGGATTAGACCCATACATTTCATACTCTGTTCCACATACATCTATATTCGTTTTTAAATCCACATCTCCTATTTTTTTAATCATATAAGTATTAGATGATAATTTAGGGCAATAAAATTTATAGTTAGATAAAAGATTAATATAAGATTGATTTGTGTAATTCATTAATCTATTAATTACTTTATAGGTATCAGGATAATTATTATAGTATCCTAAAATACTTAATTCATAATCAAATCCAGTTTCATAGACATCTTTATGTATAAATAAGGTATCATTTTTAGGATAGGATATTTCTTTACCTAACATACAAAAAACCATTGACAACTTATTCTTACCTTTTTCTCTATAATATTTACATATTTCATAAATTGTTTCACTACGAGTTTGATGATGATTATAACCATTCATCCAGGCAAAAATGGCTTCACCATCTTGTCCTATTTTCATATGAGCGTGTCCTAAATTTAAATAAGAATAAAATATTTCTTCTACCCATCCTCCTAATTCTATTCTTTTTTTATAGTAGGGGATACTTTCTTGATGTCTTCCAGAGTTAAAATAAGAATTGGCTAAATAAAAATAATAGCGTCCATTATTAGGTTCTTCTACAATACCTTGTTTTAAAAGTCTAATATCTCTTTCAAATTTATCACTCTTACAACCACCATCACCAATGTCATTAATCCAAATACTATCACATTTTTCATTTACTGTTCCTTCTGGTAAATCATAATATTCGTGTGTTGGTCCAACACAACAAGCATTTATATCTAAACGTATTAAACGGGTATTATAATAGTTTAATCCATTCCCTTTTTGTATTATCATATAGGCACCTTGAATTAATGTTTGTTTATCAAATGTTGGTTCAATTTTAAAAATCATATCAGCATCAAGCAAAAGAGCATAAGTGGCTTTTCCTCGTGATGCTTTTAAAGCAATTGTTCTGTTATAACCAAAATTTTTAAACGGTTCATTAATAATTTCTCCTGGTATGTTATGTTTATTAAAAAATGACGTTATTATTTCTGGTGTATTATCTGTTGAACCTGTATCACAAATAACATAATTATCAATAATAGGTAAAACAGATTCTAATAGACGTGTAATAATTTTAGATTCATTACGAACAATCATATTTAAACATAATGATACTTTGTTTTTATCAATTTGTTCAAAATTAATATTAGAATTAGTTTCTGTATTATTTTTATTAATAGTAGTATCAATCATAGTATCAATTGTATCCAAATCTTCTAACTTTAAAGTGTTTGTGTCCATTTCAAAGTTTTCAGATACTAATTTCATATTTTGTGTAAATTCATTTGATGGTATTATTAATGATGACATAGTTAATTTTATATAAATTTATAAATTTAATCTAGATACTATTAGTTTATATAATTTAATTTTATTTTTAAATTTACTATTTTAAATAAATTAGTAAATAATAAAATATTTTATTATAGTAAATAGTAAATATCAAATTCTTAAATAATATAAAAAATGAATTTAAATAAACAAACAATTACTTATATTTTCATAATTATTTTTATAATAATAACATTTATACATTTATATAAAATAAATAATAAACATAATAAAAATGATAAAGAAAATTTTGCGGATTTAATGGAAGACCAAAATTTACAAGGTTTTTCTGTTTTTATAAATAGTATGTCACAAGTGTTTTTTGGTAATACTTCATCAAATAAACTTAGTTTAGAAACAATTATGAATCAAAAAGCATCTAAAACAGAATTAACTAGTTTAGATAATAAACTAACAGTTAGTATAAATAAAATCACATCTGATTTAAATGATGCTATGCCTCCATTATCAGTTATTTCATATGCGGGAGCCTTAGCACCTACTGGATGGCAACTTTGTAATGGTAGCGCATTAAAATATACAAATAATAGTTTTGTTATCAATACCGATATCAGAATAGCAGGGTTTAAACTAAATCCGACTGGCGACTTAGTATTAACACCAGATTTAAAAGGTAGATTTATTTTAGGAAATGGTTCAGATGGTATAGATAGAGTACTATATCATTCTGCTGGTGAAGCAAATGTTACTTTAACGGAAGCACAAATGCCAAGCCATAATCATAATTTTACTGGTATGGGTTTTGGTACTAACTGGTTTACAGTGTATGCTAATATCGGCACATATGGTAGTGAAAAAGATTCAAAATTAGTGACTACCAATAATACTGGTGGTGGTCTACCCCACAATAATATGCCCCCTTATTATGTTTTAACTTATATAATAAAACAACTTTCTCCTATTCTCTAAAATCCACATCACTATAAAAATAGTTTTTATTTGATTCTTAAGAATCATTTATTTTTTAAATATTTTTAATTTAAAAGTTAAGTATATAGTTAATTTAAAGATAAAATATTTGTTTATTTAATAATAATAATAATATAATTAACTCAGGAATGGATCCTAAACAATTAGAAGTCATTTGTATGGCTACAATGGAGTATTTAAAGAAAAACAAAGTTAAAATTATCATTGGCACACCTTGTTTTGGTGGTATGATACACAATGGTTATTTTCAAAGTATGATTGAATTAGCAGCGAATTTTACAAAACTCAATTTACATTATGAAGTGCTTACAATTGGTAATGAGAGTTTAATTCAGCGTGCTCGTAATGGTATTGTGGCAAAGTTTATGAGCGACCCAATATCAACTCATCTTATGTTTATTGATGCTGATATTACATTTAGTTGGATACATATTGTTAAATTGCTTATAAGTGGTAAAGAATTATCTGGTGGGTGTTATCCTAAAAAAGCGTTTAATTGGGATAAAATTAAGCATCAATCTGTGAAAAATCCAAAAATGCATGAAGATGAATTAATGGCTAAATCTCTTGATTATGTATTTAATCCAATTTATCATCAAGAAGGTGAAAATGTGGTTATTAAATTAAATAATGGTATGGTTCAAGTAAAAGATATTGGAACAGGTTTTATGTTGATTAATAAAAGTGTAATTACTAAAATGATGAAAAAATATCCTGAAACTAAATTTATGAATAATGTTGCTGGATACGGTCAAACTAATACGAATGATTATTTTTATGCGTTGTTTGATTGTTGTATTGATCCAGTAAGCCGTGTATATTTAAGTGAAGATTATTTGTTTTGTAAAAGATGGATTGAACTTGGAGGCGAATTATGGGTTGATTTAGGAACTAATTTAAATCATACTGGTATTATTGATTATAAAGGCTGTTTAAGTTCAATAATTGGTGAAGTTGATACAATGAATAAAGATGCACAAACTTTAGCAAAACAAAAAGACCAAACTAAAAAACCTATTAGTGATGAAGAAAAAGAAGCAATGCGTAAAACAATTGAAGAACAAGTTAAAGTTGCTAAAGAAAAACAAAATGAGATTGAAAAAGAAACTAAAGATAATTAAACTTGAATTATTTTTTTATTTATTATAATTTATTTATAATTGTTTTATTTATTTATTTTATTTATTTTAATTTATTTTAATTTATTTTATTATAATGGGCTTATCCTCTAATAAATAAGTGTAGTTTTTTTTTAGAGGATAAGCCCATTATATAGTTTGAAATTAATTATTTAATTTAATTAAATAATTAAAAATAAATATCTACTTTAAATATAATAACCGTCAAATAAGTTCAAGGCTTTAAAAAGCTCTTTTATATTTATCATTTAATAAACACACACGTTTATTTAAGGATAAGCCTAATAGAATATCAATATTAAAAATGAAAGCAGGTTTTTTTAGTTTTAAAAATAGAAAAGATAAAAATAAATATAGTTTAGATGATATTGTTAAATATACAAAAAAAAGTGAAGCTAAATTAATTCGTAATTATGAAGAAATGAGTAAAGCAACAAGTGAATATGCCAAATCATTCAAAGATCATTTAGAAAATTTAGAACAAATAGATGATCGCGTTAATTTTAATGGTATGGTAACATTATTTGAAAAAATTATAATAAAAGAAAATATTCATTCAGGTAAAATAGATAAATCAAGTCCTATATTATTTAGAAATTATAAAATTGAAGGAGATGTTAGTTCATCTACATTTCGTACTGAACATTTAGAAAGACAACTTTATTATTTATTAAATAAATATATTGAACCTAGACATACTAATTTTATAACCTATATGACAATTACTGATATTACTAAAACATCAGCAGTATTAAATATTATTACAATAGATAATAAAAAATATAAAAAGAAAATAAACCATGAAGATTATATATTAGATAAAAATGATGTTAAAAAAATGCAACAAGATGTCATTCATACAACCAAAAAAAGTTTGAAAATAGAAAATAATATTATTTTATTTAATAGTAATTCTAAATCTACTTTTTCAAAAAAAAGTGAAAGTATTAAAAGTAATAGAAGTAGAAAAATACCATCACCAATAACTCATAAAAGAACAGTGAAAAATAATAAAGAAAAACAAAATAACATTATAAAAGAAGAAACTAATGAAAAACCATATGAAGAAATTAAAATTAATTTATTTGACTCTTCTAATAATAAAAGATTAAGAAATATTCCCAATACTTTAAAAAGTGTATTTAAAGTAAATAAACAAATTCCAAGATTTAGTTTTCAAAAAACAAGGTCCGAAAAAGATAGAAATGCAAAAAAAATAGCAAATGAAAAAGCAACTGCGGAAGCAAAAGCAAAAGAATTACTATATCCAGCTATACAAGAAAATCAAATAGCAAAAAAATGTGCTACTTTAGAAAAACAAGAATGCGATATAGTTCCTGAATGTTGGTATAATCCACATATTTTAAAATGTGTAAAAAATACTAGATACATACAAGGACAAGGACAAGGGCAAGCACCAGGACAAGGGCAAGCACCAGGACAAGGACAAGGACAAGGACAAGGACAAGGTCGAGGACAAGCACCATGGCAAGCACCAGGACAAGGACAAGGACAAGGACAAGGTCGAGGACAAGCACCATGGCAAGCACCAGGACAAGAACCAGGACAAGCGCGAGGACAAATAAATTATCCAATACCACCACCTAATCTTATAGATATATCTACTAATAATACTAATAATAAAAATAAACCATCTTTAGGTGAAACTAAAATATAATTAATTTATATTATTTTTTATTTTAAATATTTATTTTAAATATTTATTTATTATTATTATTATTTAATTATTTTTAAAAATTTTAAATTTTTTATTGTATTTATTTAATAAATATATTTATTAATATATAATAGTAATACTTTAATAATTAATTTGTGTATAATTATTAAATAATAAAATATTAAAAAATAACTAATTAAAAATATTTTATAATAAAAAATGGATAGTTATTTAAAATTAGCATCAATAAAAGATGATAATCAAAATTGTAATTGTATTACACCTTTTTATATGAATGATATTAGTGGTATTAATCCAAACACAAATCGTAATTATAGTAAAGAAGATAAAGATGCAATGAAAACCGCATTATATCGTGTATCTAACTCAAAAGGCTGTAAATTATCAGTATGTTGTGATCCAAACGACCCTACAACACAACCAGATGCTGAATTTACAAAAAATTTTGTAAGAAGATTTCCTAAAATTATGCCATTATACGAACGTAATACTTTAATTTCAATAAAATTATCAACTAAAGCAAATGTGAGTGGGTCTGGGTGGATTACCCCTTCTTCTCATATGATTTGTAAATTAACAAAAGCATACATTGAAGATACAGAAGACACAACTATTAAAATAGCAAAAAATTTAGTAAATGATTGTTTTACAAATCAGTGTAGTAATCTAGAAACCATTACATTAAATAATTTATTACAAAATTCTAAAGTAGATATGACCTATTCTTATAATGATGATGCAAGAGTTTCACAAGCCATCAGAGAAGGTAATATTAGTTATGTTAAAGAATATATAAAAAAATATAAAGATATTAATTTACCTTTAACAAATGATGATTATAGTAATCGTATGATACATATTGCTAGCGAAAGTAAAAATACAGATATTCTTAGTATGTTAATTGCTCTTAAAGCAAATATAAATATTAAAAATAAAGTAAATGAAACCCCAATGCATTTTGCTGTTAGAAATAATAATATTGATACTATTGATATGTTATTATCCCAAGGATCAGATTTAAATATTGAGAATGTATATGGTGAAATACCACTATTTTATGCTATGAAAACAGGAAATTTAAGAATTGTTAAAATGCTTTATAATAATAATTCACCAATTTTAAGTCTTGATAAAAAAGGTAATAATTTAATACATTATTGTGTTAAACATTGCCCTTCATTTAAAAATAATAATGATGATACGAATGATTTATGCATTGATGATAAAGATAAAAGCAATATAATTAAATTTCTTATAGAAAGAGGTATTGATACAGAACAAGTAAATTTAGATGGATTAACACCACTAGAATTAACTGAAAAAGAAATGAATAGAGAAAAAAACAGAGAATGTGCCGAAGGGATAGAAAATGATAATAATAATATTAATGAACATTTTTTTAATATTAAACCCAATAAAAAAGCAGTATCTTTAAGAAATAAATCAATGGAAGACTATACTGAAGAACATAAAGAACTTTTAGAAATACAAACCTTATTATTTAATAGTATAATTAGAAATAATCCTAATAAATATAATAATTATATTAGTGTTGATGATATACCAAAAGGTGCTCCTATTGAAGTATTAGATACAGTTTGTGTAGGTAATAATGTAACAGGTAATGAAGATAGTGTTGAATGTGAAAATAATGGTGGTCAAATAGTTAAAATAAAAAATAGAACAACTAAAATAAAACTTGAATTATTATCCGAAGATAAATCAGTATTAGATAAAGTAGATGAAAAAGACTTATATTTTAAAAAACAACAAAGAAAAATACCCAATCAAACAATGTCTAATGATGTTTCTACATATAATCATTATTTAAGTTCTAGTCAAACGATTAATGTTCCTAATACACAAGGTATTACTTATAACTTAGGTGAAACATCAAATAATGAAATTGATAATACTACTACAAATAACATTCAATTATCAAATCAAAATGAAACTCACCATAATAAAATAGCCAAACAACAATTAGAAGAAGAAGTTATAAATAATGAAACTGAACATAGTATAGAAAGTCCAGAACATCCACCTAATTTAGATGAATACGATGACTTTGTTCATAAATGTAAAAGAGATGCTTTACGTAATTCAGAAACGATTAAAATAACACAACCTCAAACTACTAAACCACCAGAAACGTTTATACAAAAATATAAATCACCTTTATCTATTATAGGTAGTATTATAACTATTTTAATTATTATTATAATGTCTTATTATATATTTCAATATATGAAAAATTATATAATGACAATGTAATTTATGTATTGTATTATTTTTATAAGTATTTTACAACTATGTTTTAAAATTATTTTTAATATTTTTCAATATTTTTCAATATAAAAATTATTTATTATTAGTTTAATAATTTAAACTACATAAATTTACTTAATTTTAATTAAGTTAAATAAAATGTATCATATAAAAACAGAGTCATATCATAGTGAAAATCCTATTTATAAAAAAATAGAAGATGGTGATAATATGTTATTTGTTCCCGAAGCAAGAGTAGCAAAAGATTATTTTAATACAGGTATTTATGAGCGAGGGTATATACAATGGGCTTGTGATAATTTTGCTATAGAAGATAAAGAAATTATTGATATTGGAGCACATATTGGTATGTATACTGTTGAATTAGGGAAAAAAGCAAAAAGAATACATAGTTTTGAATGTTCTCCAAAATCTTATAATTATTTGTGTTCTAATATTTTATTGCGTCATTTAAGTTATAAAGTATCTACTTATAATGTAGCTTTGAGTAATAAAGAAGGTATAACAAAATATTATATTAGAGATCCTTTAGATGGTGGTGGTAATGGTATATCGGCTTTTGAAAATGATGAAAAAATACCAACAATAGATGTTCCAATGAAAACATTAGACTCATTCAATCTTACAAATATTAATTTTATAAAAATAGATGTAGAGGGACACGAAGAATTTGTTTTAAGAGGAGCAGTAAAAACATTAGAAACTAATAATTATCCTAAAATATTGTTTGAATCATGGTCAGAACGACAAGAACAAAATAATATTCCAGCAATAGAAATACGTAAAAGTTTATTTGAGTTTTTAGAGTCGTTAGGATATAAAGTAATACAAATACAAGGTGGTACAGATGATATGTTTTTAGCAGAAAAGAATTAAAAAAAAATAAAAAAATAAAAAAATAAAAAAGAATAAAAATAATAACAAATTCAAATTTATTACTTGAATAAAATGAATAAAATTAATTATACATATGTATGTATTTTTCTTTATCATCAAGTTCATCACTTTTTTCTTTTATATCAATAAATAATTGTATTCCTTTTTCAATATCATCAGTATGTATTTTTTTCTTTGTAGTATTTAATTCTTCTTCTGTTTGAATTAAAAGTAATCTTTTAGAATGTGTTTTTTTACAACAAGCAAATAAGGTTGTCATATCACCACCAAAATTTGGAAAGATTTTTAAATGTTTTTCTATAATAGGTATCATTTCTTCAACACTAGATAATAAACTCCATTTTTGTTCTTCAACATATTTTTTAAAAATTAATGTTAATTCTTCAGCATCATATCCTTTAATTTCAAAATGATGTGTAAAACGCCTGGCTAAACCTTCATTATGTTTTAAAAAATTATCATAAGTAGGTCTTTTATAGCCAGCAATAATACATACTAAATCATGACAATGTTCTGATAAATAAACATTAATCATATCAATGGCTTCTCTAGCAAAATCTTTTTCAGAATTAGGACTTAAGGCATATACTTCATCTAATAATAATACACCTCCTAATGCGCTTTCTAATATTTTACGTGTTTTATGAGCAGTTTTACCTATATATTCACCAATTAAATCATCGCGTTTTGCACATACAACTTTATCTGTTTTTAAAAATCCTAATTTATTATAAATTTTAGCAATAATATAAGTTAATTGTGTTTTACCAACACCGGGTGGTCCAACAATAACTGTATGTAACATATCAACATTTTTATCATCTAAATTTTGTAAATAATAAATAAGTTGGTCAAATATAATTTTTTTAACATCTTTCATACCAATCATATTTTTAAGTTCAGTTAATGGTTCAACTAATTTATTTAATTTTTTTAGATTTAAATTATGACGTTTTCTTTTTTGATGATTATATGTCTTACCAATACGTATAAGGTCATCAATATCTTTAATATCACTTCCTAACCATTCATATTCTAAAGTTTTATCTTCTTCTTCATCATCTTTATTTTTATTACCTTTATTTTTTTGATTTTTATTATTTTTATTACTTTCATTATTAAGTATATCAGTATTAGCAATAGTTTCAATTCGATTTATTAATGAATTAAAAAATAAATTATCAAAATCTGTAGGTTTAGTTTTATCTTTATGACTAATATCATTTACATTATAATTATAATAACATTTATTATTTTTTTTATTATTTTTAGTAGTTATAAAGTTATAAAGAGTATTTTCTTCTTTACTATCATCATCATCATTATTATTATCATCATCATTAGTATCATTATCATCATCATTATCATCATCATTAGTATCATTATCATCATCATTATCATCATCATTATCATCATCATTATCATCATCATCATTATCATCATCATCATTATCATCATTATTATCATTGTCATTGTCATTGTCATTGTCATTGTCATTGTCATTATCATTGTCATTATCATTGTCATTATCATTGTCATTATCATTAATTTTATTAGCATTTATTTTAATTAAATTAGGATTAAATTTATTCATAATAATAAAATTAATTTTTTGTTTATGTTTTTGTACTTCAGGTTCTTCAGAGTGTTCTTTATAATATTTATTATATTGTTCTTCTGGGTCTTCTGGGTCTTCAGGTTCTTCGTGTTCTTTATAATATTTATTATATTGTTCTTCAAGTGTTTTTTTAATATTATTGTCTTCAGTTTCTAAATAATTTAATTCATTATAACAAACATCACAATAAAGTTGATGTTTATATTCAAAACAATACATATAATTTATATTAATTAAAATATTACATCCATTACAATATTTATTTTTTTCTTTGTTATCATTTTTATTATTTTTACTATTTTTGTCTTTTTTATCATACATAGTTTCAGCAATAAACCTTTTAGGTGGATTAATTTTACGTTTAGGTTTATTATTGTAATAAGACATTTTACTTAAATGAAAATTAAATTTTTAAATAAATAAAGTATATTAAAGTATTTTAATGTATAGTTTAAATACAATTTATTTCAAATATTCTTATTTTTAATTTAATAACTTATATTGTTTTTAAATTAAAAATTAAAATTATTATTTAAACAATAATAAATATAAATTAATAATATATTGAATATAAAACTATTTTTACTATAAATATATATATATATATATAAATGTTTAAATATTTAATAAGTAAATTTAATATTAATACTAGTCTATAGAATAATATTTAATAGTATTGCTTTATAAAATAGTATTTAAATTTAATATATTTATACATTTATAAAAATTGATTTTTAAAATTTAGTAAATTACTTAAATTATAAGATTTATATTAACATTTTTACTTTAATTTAATTTAATTAAAATGTCTGTTGTTAAAAAATCAAAACTTGTGAATAAATTAAAAGATATAAATATAAATTTAGAAAAAGAACAATTAAAACATAACTTAAAAGATACTTTAAAAGAAGAATTTGAACATAGTTTAAATGAAAAAGAGAATAAAAAAGAGAATAAAAAAGAGAATAAAAAAGAGAATGATATAGATACTATAGACAATAATGACAAATTTAATTATTATAAAAATACATTTAATGTTATAGATTATATTTTATATCAAGGTAATACAAATGAATTAGTAAATCATCAACATACATCTTATAAACAATTTATAGATAAAAATATGGGTGATATTATACAACAATTTAATACAAGAGAATTATTTTTTAATTATAATTCTTATGCAAATAAATATAAAACAGAATTACATATTGAATTTCTTAATTTTAATTTAGGAAGACCTACAATACACGAAAATGATGGTAGTTTTAAAGTAATGACACCAGACGAGGCTAGACTAAGAAATTTAACTTATAGTGCTCCTTTAACATTAAATATAAAATTAACCCGTATTTTAAGAACAAGTAGTAATGCTGATAGTTTAGAATTTGATTCTATTACAAATGAACCTAAAGAAAAATATGACCAAGAAGATATAAAAGAAGAATATTTTAATAATATTAATTTTGGTCGTATTCCAATTATGGTGTTAGGTTCAAATTGTATATTAAAAAAAAAAGATAGCACTAAATTAGAGCAAAATAATGAATGTCCTTACGATTTAGGTGGTTATTTTATTATTGGTGGTAATGAGAAAGTAATTATTTCTCAAGAACGTATTGCTGAAAATGATGCTTTTGTATTTAATAATCAAAAAAAGATTAAAGGAAAAGAAATAGAAATACGTTGTGCTTCAGACCAATATTTTAGTGTTGTTATATCCAATGTTGTAAGATATGTATATAAAGATGAAACATTAGAATTTGATTCACCTAATTTTAAAATGCCTATACCTATATTATTATTAATGAAAGCATTAGGTGTTTCAACAGATAAAAAATTATTTGAATATGTTGGATGGAATATCGATAATGAATTAGGTGTATTTATTACAACTATTTTAAAACCTAGTTTTGAAAAATTAAAAAAGATATGTAAGCAAAATAATATTGATACAAATGCCGACCAATCTAAATTTCAAGAGATTATGTTAAATTATTTAAAATTTAAAAATGCTAGTCGTGAAATTAAATTAAGTATGAATGATAAATTTAAGTATTTAAAAAAAGTTATGGAAGATGATATTTTACCTCATATAGGAACATTATTAGATAAAAAAATAAAATATATAGGCTATATGTGTCGTAAATTAATTCTAGTTCATTTTAATTATTTACCTTATGATGACCGTGATGCTTATGATAATAAAAGAGTAGATACTCCTGGTGTATTATTAGCATCTCAATTTAGACAATGTTTCAATAAATTAGTCAAAGATATGGTTAAATCATTAACACGGGAAATTAAAAATAATAAATCTAAAAGAGATATATTTGATTTAATTACGAGTAATAATATTTATAAAATTATTAAACCAACTATTATTGATGGTGGATTAAAATATGCTTTGGCTACTGGTAATTGGGGTATTAAATCTAATGGAAAAGGAAATATTAAAGCAGGAACTGCGCAAGTATTAAATCGTCTTAGTTATCAAAGTTTTATTTCTCATTTACGACGTGTCAATTCACCTAGTGATAAAGGAAGTGGTGGTAAAATTATTAAACCACGTAAATTACACGGCACAACTTGGGGCTATATTTGTCCTGTTGAAACACCAGAAGGACAACCTGTAGGATTAGTTAAAAATATGGCTTTAATATCAAAAATTACAAACAATAGTAATAGTATGATAGTTCGAGTTTTATTGACATCATTGATTGATAAAAATAATGATAAAGATGAATTTAAACTTAATATTAAACTATTAGAATACTGTGATATTAGTGATTTATCTACATTATGTTGTATATTTTTAAATGGTGATTGGTTTGGTATGACATCTGAACCTGATACTTTAGTAAAATTATTAAGAAGCGAACGCCGTCAAGGTAATATTAATATTTTTACAGGTATTTATTGGAATGTTGAACAACGTATGATTAAAATTTATACAGATGCTGGAAGACTTGTTCGACCACTCTATATTGTTGATGAAAAAGATAAATTACGTATTAATAATCACTATTATGATATTTTAAAAGAAACAAAAAATCCGTTTAATTTCTTAATTAGTCCTAAATTTTATGAACCTGCTTTAACAGAAGATATACTTTCTAAAAAAGCAAGTAATAAAGAACATAGTGGGCTTTTTGATTATGATAAAACACAAGACACAATACTATCTATTATTGATAAATGGGGTCGTGAAGGTGTAATTGAATATATTGATACAAATGAAGTTAATAATACCTATATTGCGATGACAGATAAAGATTTAGAAGATAATTTTGAACCTTATGTAAATGAATATACGCATTGTGAAATTCACCCTGGACTTATGCTAGGTGCTGTCGCATCTGTTATTCCATTTTCTGATGCTAATCAATCACCTCGCAATTGTTATCAATCTGCGATGGGAAAGCAATCCATTGGTTTATTTGCTCGTAATTTTCAAAAGCGTATGGATACATTAGCATATGTATTAAATAATCTTGAAAAAGCACTTGTAAAAACGAAATTTTCTAAACATATTAATTATGATGAACTTCCTTGTGGTGTGAATGCTATGGTAGCCATTGGTTGCTATACTGGTTATAATATGGAAGACAGTATTTTAATGAATAAAGGTGCTGTTGATAGAGGATTATTTAGAGCAACATTTTATCGAACCTATAAAGATGATGAAAAGAAAATTCAATCTAGTGGGCGTGAAGAAAAATTTGCTAAACCTAATGTAAAATATACACGAGGAATTAAACCTGGTAATTATAATAAATTAGATGAACGTGGTATTATTCGCAAAGATGAATATGTATCAAGTGATGATATTATTATTGGTAAAGTTTTACCATTAAAAAATAAATATGACGATAATGGGCATCAAATTTATAAAGATTGTTCTACAAGTTTAAGATCCAATGAAAGTGGTTTTGTCGATAAAGTCTATACTGACCGTAATGCCGATGGCTTTCGTTTTGCTAAAATTCGTATGCGAACAGAACGCACACCAGTTATTGGTGATAAATTTGCTTCTCGCTGTGCCCAAAAAGGAACCGTTGGAATGATTTTTCCACAAGAACAAATGCCTTTTAATGATGAAGGTATTTCACCTGATATAATTATGAACGCTCATGCTATTCCTAGTCGTATGACTATTGGTCAATTAATGGAGTGTATTTTAGGTAAAGCCTGTGCGAAATTAGGTGGCTATAGCGACTGCACCGCTTTTAATGATATTCCACGTGATAAAATATACGATATTTTAGAAGAAAATGGAATGAATTATTCTGGCGAAGAAATTTTATACAGTGGAATTACAGGACAACAAATGGATGTTAAATTATTCTTTGGTCCAACATATTATCAAAGATTGAAACATATGGTTTTGGATAAAATTCATAGTCGTGCTTCGGGACCAATCGTACAACTTACACGCCAACCTGCTGAAGGGCGGTCACGAGATGGGGGATTACGCTTCGGAGAAATGGAAAGGGATTGTTTTATTGGAGAAACTCCTATTTCGACCTGTTTTGGATTATCAGTAAAAATTCAAGATTTCGAAACACAAAAATTTGATGTATTAGGTTGGGAACAAGAAAAAAATGGATTAACTAAATCAAAACAAACACATTTTCTATACAAAGGTGAAAAAGAATGTGTAGATATCTATTTTGAAAATGGAAAAAAAATTACGTGTACACCAGAACATAAATTATTATCTTCGAGTAATGTTTGGATTAAAGCAAATGAACTTGTAGTTAATGATACACGATTAAAGTGTAGTGTTAAATATCCTACAATTGATATTAAAGAAGAACTACGAAAATGTAATAATTGGTCTTTACATATAAGCAATAGTCTTATACTTAAAACTAATACACAAGAAGAGTATTTAAAGTCAATGGCCTTCGCTCGAATTTTAGGATATTTAATTACTGATGGTTATATTAGTATCAAAGGAAATTCATATAATGGTTGTATCTATTTAGGACATCAAATAGATGTTCAAAGATTATTAAGCGATATGAAATTATTTATACCTATTACTCAACCAAATTTTGAATATAAAAATATATATTCAGTAAGAATACCAACCGCATTACTTAATAATATAGTTATGTTAAATGGTATTATAATTGGTCACAAAGTTAAACAACCTTCTGTTCTTCCTGAATTCATCTTAAAAGATGATTGTCCTTTACCAATTGTTAGGGAATTTTTAGCAGGAATGTTTGGTGGAGATGGTCATACATGTTATATTAGTAAAAATACATTTACATCTATATCATTTTCTAAAAGTAAAGTTATTACACATATTGACTCATTAAAAACAATGATGGAAAATATTAAGAAATTACTTTCTAAATTTGGAATAAATAAAGTTACAATTCAAAATCAACAAATAAATACTAAATCAAAAAATAGAGATAATGATGATGATAAAAATTACGAAATTGTTTTACATTTAGATATTAGTGAATTATTACCTTTCCATGAAAAAATTGGTTTCCGTTATTGTTGTCATAAAAATCAACGGTTGGAGGCAGCAGTAGCATATATGAGCCTGCGTGTTAATGTTATACGACAAAAAAAATGGATTATTAATCGTGTTAATGAACTTACTAACTATAAAGAATTAAAAAGACAATATCCAACAAACATAATTGGTACAACACATGCACTTAAAAAATCAATTGAAGAATTAAAAGCAATTGAACCATTATTACATGTTTGTTCTATACCTTCTACTCATGATATTTTAGAATATTTGGTAAATGAACGAGATGGTAGTAAATTTGAGAGTTCTAAGTTTATAAGTTCGACAGATTTTCTAATAAGTATTGGTGCTATTGATTGGTTTAATACACCTATTATTAACATACCAACTCTATCTGAACCAGAAGACATTCCTGAAATAACAGAAACTACAGAAACTACAGAAACACAAGCAGCAGCAGATATAACATCAAACAATTATGGTGTCATTAGAAATGTTGAAGTGCTCCCGACAATGAACCTTAAAGTGATTGATATTCGTAAAGCGGGAGTTCATAAAGTATATGATATTCAAGTTGAAAAAGAAGAATCATTTTTAGCAAATGGTATTGTCTCACATAATTGTATGATTGCGCATGGTGCTATGGGTTTCTTAAAAGAGCGTATGATGGATGTCAGTGATATTTTTACAGTTCATATTTGTAAAGAATGTGGTTTATTTGCTATTGTTAATCCAAAAGATGCTGATGGAACTCGCACATGTGGTGGTTGTGAAAAATTTTCTCAATTTATAGAATTAAAAATACCCTATGCTTGTAAATTATTAATGCAAGAATTAGAAGGTATGATGATTACACCACGCTTTAATATTAATAATACTTAAATATCTTAGAAAAAAGATAACTAAACTATCGTAAACAAAAATAAACAAAAAACTTAAATACTTTCAATACTATCTATAAAATTATTAATAGGTTTTACATTATTACCTCTTAATTTATAATCTATAAATAAAATTTATATATTTTTTTATTTTCATAATTTTATAATTTTATCTATTATTTTAGAATCGTACTGAATTGTTTTTACAATAAAAATTATTTTGATACACTATTTATCTAATTGAATTTTTTGATTAAAAAATAATATCCTGTGAATGCATAAATACGATAGTATTAATTTACTTTTATATTTTTTCATAAATAAATAAAAATAAGTAAATAAAACACAAATTAATAAATTTAGTAAAATAAATTATTTTTAATAAAAAATTGTTTTTAAACTATTTATAGATACTGTATACTAACAATTTACATTTATAACTTTTATCATAATACTTAACACATCTAATATAAAATGAATACCAATTCAATAGATACTGTTGCAAATAGTAAAAAATATGATATTTTTGATATTAAATATACAACTGAACTTAAAAGCCATTTTGCAATGTGTAATACAGAAATTAAAAAGACATTTAATACATTCAGTACTATTATGATACAAGATGTATTTAGTCGTAATGAACTATTAGATATTACAGACAGCTTTGAAACATATATTAAAAAAAATGAAAATTTATTTAATATATATGAATATATTAATGTCTGGAATAGTTTTAAAGATAAAGCATTTAATTTTCGCCCATGGCAATGCTGATAAATTTATAATTACATAATTAATTATTAAATTTTTAAATTATTAAATTATTAATCATACATAATTACAATTTGATTTTTTTTAGTAAGTTTTTCTTTTTCCTTTTTCTCTTTATCAGTTATACTTATAGGTTCTTGTTCTTCATCTTCATCATCTTCTTTTTTATCAGTAATTTTATTTTTTAATAGGTTTTTTTTTGTTCTTTTTTTCTGTTTAGGGATAGGTTTAGTTTTTATATTTCCATTTTGAGAAATTTTTTTATAATAATTTACTATTTTTTGCTCTTTATCTTTAATACTTTTTAAATAATTATATTTTTCTATTTTATGTTCTGGAGTATCTTTATTTTTCATTCTTATATATTTTTTTATTTATTACTTTACTATTACTTATTTTTTATTTTTTATTTATTACTTTTTATTTTTAATTTATTATTTATTATTTATTATTTATTATTTTTTATTTGTTATTTTTTACTTTATTTATTAATATATATATATTTAATTAAATACAACTTAAATATTAGTCTATTAATATATATTAGTTTATTTTTAATTTATAAAATAATAAGTATATACAGAACACCTTAGAACTATATTAATTTATAATGTCGAAATGTATCAGTTGGGATATAGGTATTAAAAATCTTGCTTATTGTATTGTAGATTCACATAATAGTAATAATAGTAATAGTAATAGTAATAATAATACTATTATATTTAATAATAAAAATTATTATATAATAGCATGGGCGGATATTAGTTTAGTAAAACAAATAGAAACTAATATGGAGGAGTCTGGTGAAGTTAGTCATATTAATAATACTCTTACATGTTCTGCATTAAATGAAACTGCTACTAAAAAAAATAATAAAAAAGAAAAAAAAAATAGTAAAATAAATTCAAAAAAAAGTGAAAAAGAAAGTGAAAAAGAAAGTGAAAAAGAAAGTGAAATAGAAAGTTATATAAAAGAAATAGTGTGTGGTAAAACTGCTATGTATTCCAGAGAAGAAACACGTACAGATAGTTCTGGAAATATAAAGTATGACGGGCTTTGTAAAACACATTTTAAAAAATCTGGTGAACACAGATTACCTGAATTAAATGTTAAACAATGTTGGGATAAAGAATGTATTGGTAAACCAATACAAGTATTAAAAACACACATTTATAAAGGTTATTGTAAAAAACATATTAATGAAATGATTAAAACTAAAATACATACCACTAATGATTTTTTTAAAATAAATCGTGCTAAAACAATAACTAAATTTGATATTAATAAATTAGGTATTTCTTTATTTCAAGAATTAGATAAAATAAAAAATACTATATTAGATGCTTCTATCATTCTACTTGAAAATCAACCAGTATTAAAAAATCCAACAATGAAATCTATGCAAATGTTTTTATATTCTTATTATTTAATTAGAATCAGTGATACTTATATAGAATCAAATTCTTTAATAGTTAATAATTCTAATACAGATTCCATTTTAAGTAATAAAAAAATACAATGTTACTGTGCAAGTAAAAAATTAGATTTAATTAAATTTTTACCTGATACAGAACAAAAAAGAATAAATGAATTTATAGATACAGTAAATAACGGTTATCAAAAAAATAAAAAAATGGCAATAATGATGGTTGAAAGTATATTAAAAAATAATGACAAATGGTTAACTTTTTTTAAAGGTCATACTAAAAAAGATGATTTAGCTGACTCATTATTAATGTCATTGCATTATTTTGAAAAAACTAATTTAGTAAAACTAAAAAAAGATGAAGATAAAAATAAACATAAAAATAATATCAAAAATAATATCAAAAATAATACCAAAAATAATACTAAAAATAATCAACTTATAGAAGATAATAATAATAATGAAAAGAATAATAAAAAATAATAATATTTAACTTAGAGAACACATAAATTATATTTATTTAGATTTACTTAATTTATATCCAGACATACCATAATAAATATATGCAATTACAATATAAAAGACACCAAAGAAAAGACTAAGGAATGTTTGTAAATAACTACCAGTAAGTTTATACGTAGATAGCCCAAATAAACTTAATATTAAAAATATAACACAAATATATATTATTATTTGAATTGTGCTAAGATTATTATTGGTATCTTCAAAATTAGATTTCTGTTCTGACAAACTTTGTAAAGCTATACCTGATATTCCAGATGATACAAGTGTAGTTATTTTAGAAATATCCATTTTTATTAATTATTTAAAAACCTAAAACTTATTTTATAGTTATTATATTTAAATGAGATATTTATTTTTTATTAAATAATTTAATTTAATTTAATTTAATTTAATTTAATTTAATTTAATTTAATTTAATTTAATTTAATTTAATTTAATTTAATTTAATGTTATGTTAAAATATATACTATGTAATAACTCTTAAGTTTTTACATTCTTTACTTTTTTGCAATATAAATAATGTTCTTTCTGTCAAATTCATAATATTTAAATTACTACTATTTCAAGACACTATATACTAATTACTTCCTCTATTTTATTTCGGTTTTATAATTTAGTATAAAAAGTATATAAGTTTTATAAACATATTAATATATGTATTATATGTCATTTTAACTTTTTAGTTACATATATATAAATATATGAATATAAAATATAAAACAGTACTTTAAATTAATATTTATTAAGATATTATGTTTAATTTAAGACATATGTGAATTTATGTTTAGTGTAAATAATAATATACATTATACTTATCCTTAAATAAACTATAATTACAATATAATTATTTATTTCATTTATTTGAAGATAACCCAATTATATACATATTTTATTTTTTTAATATAAATTATTTTTTAATATAAATTATTTTTTAATATAAATTATATTAAACTGCGTAAATAATTAAACATTTCTTTACTTAGTTTTAATTAGTATAAATAATAAATTATAAATAATAAATTATAAATAATAATTATATTTATAATAATATAAATAATAACTTATATACCTATATAAAAATAATTAATTTAATAAATTATATATAAAATGGAATTTGATTTAGATTTAGATTTAGAAGACCTTAATCTTAAAAGTGTTGATATGAATACAAATAACGAACACACAACAAGAAATATATCATTTGGTACAGGTAGTAGCTTTAAACCAACGTTAAAAGAGCAACGTCCTAATTTAACAATTTCTACAAGTAATAATGATGCAATGCCTATGAATGATTTTAATAGTGATAAAGAAGTTGATTTTGGATTAAATTTATTAGTAAATAAAAAAAAACAAAGACCTGAATCTGAAATTACAAAATTAGGTAATGGTAATGGTAATGGTAATAGTAATAACAATAGTGGAAATCCAAGTCCTACACAATTAAATAATAATAATTATAATAATATGTTTTCAAATTCAAATACAATGCCTAAAAAACTAAATTTAGATGATACAGAACTTTTACAAAATTCATTATTTGATGATAATATAACAAATATTGATTTGGATAAAGAGTTAAATTCTATGAATTTAGATGATATTGAACCACATAGACCAAGTATGAATGGGCCAAGTTTACCAAATTTCGGAACATCAAGTTCTGGAACTGGTAATAATGGATTTGCAGCAAGTTCTACAAATACATTTGGCAACAATAATAATAATAATAATAATAATTATGGAAGTATAAATACTGCTGGTATTAGTAGTACAGAAAATCTATCATTTGAAGAAATACAAAAACGTAAATTTGATTTATTATGTAAATTTGAAAGATTAAGAGATAAAGGAATAAAATTACCAAAGACTTTTTCTATGTCAAGTAGTTATGAAGAAATGACTCATGAATATGAAAGTTTATTACATCATCGTAAAATGGATAATAGTGTTAAAATGCAGAGACGTATGTTAGTTTCTTTTGCTTCAATGGCTGAATTTGTTAATAATAAAACAGGTAATCCATTCGATATTAATTTAGATGGTTGGAGTGAAAATGTAAATGAAGAAATTAATACTTATGATGAAGTATTTGAAGATTTATACGAAAAATATAAGGAAACTGCAAATATGGCTCCAGAATTAAAATTAGTATTTATGGTAGCAAGTAGTGCTTTCTGGTTTCATATTTCAAATAATATGTCAAAATCTGTTATGAATAATATGAATATGGGCAATATGTTTAAAAATAATCCTGATTTAATGAATCAATTTAAGACAGCAGCTATGGGTTCTATGCAAGATAATAGCCCTGGACTTGCTAATTTTATGAATATGGGACAAGGTGGTAAAGGTGGTAATAGTAATAATAACGGACCACCAAAATACAATCCAACATCAGGACCACCTTTTTCTAATCCAAGAGATGCCCCACCAAGGGGTTCAACTAACATAAATTCAGGAGATGATATAGATGCTCTTATAGATAGTATTAGTAATTAATTAAATAAAATTATAACACAAATACTAAACAACGAATCATTAAAAAAATAAAAACATATTTTTCAATATGTTTTTAAATATTTTTTAAATATTGTTTTAAATATTTTTTAAATATTTTTTTAAATATTTTTTAAATATTTTATTTTGCTTAGGAAGTACTGGAATAGTCTCCAAAGTTTTTCAAACAAATTTCCAATAGAGCATCAGAAAGATTAAATAAATATATTCTTTGTTTATCGCTAGAAATTGGATAATTAGCTACCATACCGCAGGCGCGCATCTGTATTGAATCTTGATAGGCATACGCAGTATCTTTTTTATCAGCGTCATTATGTTTACCTAAATGGTTATTTAAAAGAGCAGACGCAAGTGAGAGCATTTTCAAATATTTCACAATTATAAAATCTAAATCAAATTAATAGAAAATCAATTTTTTCTTAAATTTATAGTTTTAGCTATTATTCATATTATTCATATTATTCATATTATTCATATTATTCATATTATTCGTATTATTCATATTATTCATATTATTCGTATTATTCATATTATTCATATTATTCATATTATTCATATTATTCATATTATTCGTATTATTCATATTATTCATATTATTCATATTATTCATATTATTCATATTATTCATATTATTCATATTATTCATATTATTCATATTATTCATATTATTCGTATTATTCATATTATTCTTATTATTTGTATTATTCGTATTATTCATATTATTCATATTATTCATATTATTCGTATTATTCATATTATTCATATTATTCGTATTATTCATATTATTCGTATTATTCGTATTATTAAATGGAACTAAATTTATTTTATTGTCATTTTCATATTTAGAAACAAGTTGTTTTGCCATTTCATAATCTTCTTTATTAATAGATGAATTATTATCAATAGGAAGAATACAATAATCACTATTTTCATTAAATAGAGTGTTTATAAGAAGAATAAATGAAATTGTAATTACACCAGCAACTACTAAATCACGAGTTCCCATCCATAATACTAAAAATATAAGAAATCTACGAGCAAATTTATGATTTAATACTTTATGTATAAAATCTCCAACTTCATTACCAATATAACGTGCTCCTATATTAATTAACAATATCATTAATCCTAAAATATATTTATTACCACCTAAACCCATTGTTGCTAATGCTAAGACAGATGCATTTCCTGCTTGTATTGGTGATGATGAAAGTATTGCAGGAATAGAAGAACTCATTTTTTTATTTTATTACTATTTATAATTAATATATAATTTTTTTATTTTATTTTATTTCAAATAAAAATATAATTTATCAATTTTATTTCAAATAAAAATATAATTTAACGTTAATATAAATATATTATTTATTTATTAATTTTATTTCAAATAAATATATTATTAAGTTAAATACAAACAGATTTATATCCATAAATAATCTAATAGAAGTAATAATACATTCTACACCTCTAATAACAAAACCATTAGAATACATAAAATGGATAATTCAGAGTATAAAATAGTACCACGACCTACTACTGGAGTAAAGACGTCACAAAATGTAAAACAATCAGATGAAACTACACATACGTCAAAAGTAAAAAATATACAACCCATAAATAGTAATAAAAGAAGAACAACTAAAAACTTAACAACTACTAAATCACAAAGATTATATAAAGACCTTTTAAGCAAATCATTATTTTCTAATTTAAAAGTATTAGAACCAAAATATCCTAAAACTAATAAAAAAAATAAATTGTCCGCACAACAAACGCAAAATGATCATAAAAAGTTAGATATAGAAACAGCTCTAATTCGGAGTTTTGAAGAGTTTTTTAAATCTAGTAAAAAATCAATAAGTAAGTCTTTAGCTAATCCAGTAGCACAAGTTACATTTACATATAAAGATAAATCATATAAATATAATATCGATCTAAAGAAAACTCCATTATTAAATCTTATATGTGCACAAAATAATAATGATATGGATATTGATATCCTCAATGGTTATCTTAGTCAAATTGCGCATATAGTAGATCCACCTAAAACGTTTCTTACAATTCCATCTAAAAGTTTTTTTTTTAATACTAAAGAAAATTTGTTTACTAATTTAAATACTATTATAAATTCACAAACAAATAAAAACAGTATAAACCAAAAAAATAAAACAAAAATAACAATAAAAAGTGAATTTCATAAATTACATAAGATAAAAATTACAAAGATAAGTCTAAATGAAGATCAACCAGAAGAAAGCGAAGCTTAATATTTATAAAAGTCATTTTTTATATTATTCAAAGTTTAAATTACTACTTTAAGAATAGGAAAATAAAAGGTTATTGCTAGTATTAATAGCGACCTAAACAACTTTACAATATATTCATATATAACTAATCAAACTGAAGAACACTATATTCAAGAATTTATTGATGCCTTCATATTTTAATTTTAATAATTATATAACTATAATTTAATTTATTTTTAATACATTTTATTATTATTTCCAGGTAATTCGTATAAGCTATACTAATAATTTTTAATTAAATAAAAAAAATAAATTAATTAAATAAAAAAAAAATTAATAAGTCAAATAAAAAGTAACTTTTATATTTTACTATTATTTTTAAGTAAATAGTATAAACTATACTAATAATTTTTAATTAAATAAAAAACAAAAAAAATATTTTAATAAAAGGAAAATTAATAAGTAAAACAACAAGTTACTTTTATTTTAGTATTATTTCCAAGTAAATAAAATATTTTATTTATGGGTTAAGAGGATAAAATAATGTTCCACAAGATTTTAATTTATTACTGTCATATGCACTACATTGTGAAAGTGGTGGACCATTTTTAGTTAAATTTTGAGCGCTATGCTTCATATCATATCTACATCCAGAAATATCAAATCCAGAACGGTCATTATCATGTTCTAATTCTGAGTTAGTTAAATCATCTTTATTATTATTATATTCATTTGTAAAAACGGTTGCTTTTGTATTTTCATTATTATGTTCAAATGGTTTAATATTATTATTGGGAAAAGGTTTTGTATTTTCATAAATAAATTCAGATTCACTATGAATTAAATTATCTTCAGGTAAATTAATTATATTTGCTTCTTCATTAAATTTAACAGTGTGTTTAGCTATATTATTATTTATTGTATTTTCAAATTTATTACTTATATTTTTAGATGATATTTTGATTTTTGGCATAGTTGAAGTTGAATTATTTTTGTTTTTATTATTATTACGAATAACTATTTTAGGGTTAACAGTAGTAATATACATAGATGTATATACAACAGCTAATGCAAAGATTATACCACAATTTAAGTCAAGACATAGTGTAAATATTACAAGTAATATAAGAAGAATATAATTTATACTATCTGTGAATAAATTTTTAATCATAGGACATTGCTTAATTATAGAATCAGTAAATAATACTACTATAAATAACATAATAATACAACAACACATTTTATTATCGACCATATTTTCATTTGCCATTTTAATTTTAATTATTTTAAAAACTTATGAAATATTTTTATAATAGTATTATCCTTAAATAAAGATTGAATTTGTCTTTATAAATTGATAAATCTAAAAGAACTATTTTAAAATACTAGAACTTATTTGACGTTTATTATATTTAAAGTAGATATTTATTTTTTTAATTTAATTTAATTTAATTTAATTTAATTTAATTTAATTTAATTTAATTTAATTTAATTTAATTTAATTTAATTTAATTTAATTTAATTTAATTTAATTTAATTTAATTAA